GACTTCGACAAGTGGGAAGGAACCGGTTAGTGGTTGACACCGCAAAATACAAGAGCATCGCCATCAAGATTCCGTACTATGACGCCTTGGTGCGGATGGGAATGACGGCGATGCGTGGACCGGGACAGCAGATGATGCATCTCATAAGGAAAGAGGCGGATGACAAGGGAATAAAGATAAAAGAGCAAAGGAAGAAATGAGCGTGGAATTCTGGCAGTGGTGGATCCTGATCATGGTGACCATAAATACCTGCATTAACAGCGTGGTGTTTATCGTGGGCAGAAAATTCAAGAAGGTTAGGAAGAAATGAAAATTGACAACATGCCAATGGTGCGCGTCACGTGGATGGACGCCAAGGACGGACAGTCCGGATGGCATTCCGTGGAGGACATCAGGAAGGAGTCACTCGCAACTTGCTATTCAGTTGGATGGCTAGTGGCGAAGGACGATGAACGAACCGTAGTTATGGGTGATTTCTCCGATGAGGAGAACAATGAAGACGGGGGAAGACACATTGTCATACCCTCCAAGTGGGTAAACAAGATTGAATACCTGAAGGTGGACTATGCCAACGTATGAGATAAATGTCTGGAGGGAAAAGAGAGTTGTTGAGAAGGTTGTAAGGGAATTTGAGGACGAGGACAAGGTCAAGGACTACATCAGGGACAAGTGGGACAATGACAACGAACTTCCGCGTCTGGACCAGGAGAGGGGATACCTCAGGCCCAAGACTCGTGATGACATCATAACGTGGGCAAAGATATCAACGTACATCAGGAAGAAGGCACCGTCGAGAGTGGAGCTCACGGAAGAGGAGAAGGAGATACAGAAGACGCTGGAGCGGTCAATCACGCACGAGGTGATTGAGAAGTGGGGACACGGCGAAATGATCAGGCATGTGCGGAAGGCATACGGCCCCAATCCAAACGCGAAGGGGTACAATGACTTTCCAAGCTCAAGGCCGGACAGCACGTACGACAAAAAATGAAATGCTGGCACTGTCAAACTGAACTGATATGGGGTGGAGACCACGACATAGAGGACGAGGAGGATGAGATGGTCACCAATTTATCGTGCCCCAACTGCAAATGCCGTGTATATGTATACAAACCAAAGGAGGAAGAATGACGTTCAAGATAACCATAGTGGTATTGTTGCTGCTTATTCTTTTAAGCACATGCGGAGGACATTAAAATGAATGAAGGTATTACGGAGGGTATTACGGAGGCCAAGATGGGATTGACCCAGAAACAGGCCAAGTTTTTGGCTGTAATCAAGGATTTTATAGCCGCCAACGGCTACTCACCGTCCTATGAGGAGATGAAACAGATGAACGGGATGCGATCCAAGAGCAACGTGCACGCGGTGGTGTATGCACTGAAAAAGCGCGGATATGTTGATATTATTAGACATTCCAAGCGATCCATAGTAGTGTTGTGACGGGTATGGTATTACGGCGCTGGATGCTAAAAAGTTTTTTATTTTTTATTATCCCGGGATTTGCCAATACCGCAATACCTTTTGCGATTCTTCATATGGGACAACGGATACCGGGTATTGGCAAGGTATTACGGATCTTGTCACAATGGCCTAAAAACACACTTTTGAGGACATAAATGAGTAAAAAAGACAGTATAAACAACGACTTAACCCTCCGAGAAAAAGAGGGCCTCCGTAATGCCATCCGTAATACCAGGGACATGGCATTGAAATATCCCCGTGGAGCTGATGGTTTAACGGAGAAACAAAGGATTTTTGTTGAAATATACACTGCCAATGAGGGTAGACTAACACCCACTGAGTGTGCTAGACAGTCCGGATACAAACGAGAACGCGCTAACACGACTGCATCTGAATTGCTGAACGTAAAGAAATCACCGAAGGTGGTTGCCGCAGTAATGAAGAGAAGAAATGAAATATCCGAAACGCACAAAGTGGAGATGAACAAGCATGTACAGGAATTGGCAAGGCTGCGTGACAAGGCTCTTAATGAGAAGTCTTATTCTGCTGCTGTTAACGCTGAGCGCTTGCGAGGGCAAGCTGCGGGACTGTACATTGACCGCAAAGAAATCAGGACAGGAAGTATTGATTCTATGTCCCGTGAAGAAGTTTTAACAAAATTAAAGGAAATAGGTTTAGATGGTAGATTTAAAAAAGACGAAAAAGGTGTGGTCCTTGAAGTTCAAGAAAAGAAATCCAATAGCGAAGGACTTAAGGACATCACCCCACTACAAACAGAAGATAGTAAAGGACAAGACGGTATATGACCGTAAAAACAGAAACAACTTTTTACAAGAATGTAAAGAAGTTGTTGGAAGATGGGGACGAGAAATTCATAGTAACGAGGATTGAGAGCTACGCTACTCCAGGATTTCCGGATTGTATAATATATCATAATGATTTGGGATTTTTTACAATTGAATTAAAAGTTGTGCGTCGTAGCAGGAAAGGTATTGGCAAGGTGCTGGTTTCCCCATTGCAGGTCGCGTGGCATTTATTGCACTTCATACACGGTGCCCCAGTTTATATCCTGGTTTACGACCCCGGGAAGAGGTTCGTAAACCTTTTTGAGGGGGAGAAACTCCCCAAACTCCGCTCAAACTCCTTCGATGACGTAGTGCCGGAGGCCATCTACAGTGGCCCGCTGCCCGGGCTGGACCTGGTGAAGCTCCTGCGTCCCCAAACTCCCAAACTCCACTAATTCAGCCACTTATATTGGTCGGCCGCCAGCGGCCTTCCTGTCGCACCGGGCGCGCCGGGCGTTCCCAAACTCCAAAGCTCCCTGATTTCCGCCCTTTTATTTTGGCAGCTGCCTGTGGATCCTGGAGCTGGGCCCGGGCGTCTTCCCAGTCCTGACAGGAAGTTCAAATGATGTCTTGCATTGTGGATAAGTTTATGGTATAATACATATATAAATAGAAAGTAGGTTATTATGGTAGTAGACCAATCAATTAGTGAAGCATTGAATCGCATTGCTGAAAACCAAGAAGAAATGAACGCAACATTAACTAGGATTGCGAATCATTATGACGGGGTTGTTCCCGTGATGACGAGAAACGCAAAGCGAGTTGAAAGGGCTCAACAAGAAGCAGAGGACAGTTTCGGGGAAAAGGTGAAGAACATCTTCAGCCCTCAAGCTAACTAAAACTCCCAAACTCCACAAAGGTTATCCACAGTGGTTGTGGGTAACCTGTGGATAACAACCAGCGCCCGGCGCGCGATCCCGTTAACTCAAACTCCCAAACTCCGATGAAGAATACCAGATTTCTGGGGTTTTTGTATTTGGTGAGCTGTTGCCCCGGGGCGCCCGCGGGAGTGATTCACGGATATGAATGGCTGATTTCCGCCATTTAATTTCCTGTTTACAGATCCAGGAAGTCCTGTTATGATGCGTTAACCTGGAAAAGCAGGTAGAAAGAGAAGGTAGTATGGACTGACTTAGTTTACTGATACCATTGAAATTGGTGGTTTTCTGCGTTATTTTAGTGGTAATTTACAGGATGTTGAGTGGTTAAACTCCACGAAACTCCTGAAGCTCCCGGGTGCAGCCTCCCAGTAGTAGCTGCACCTGCAGCTGCTGGTCCAACCGGGCGCCGGGCGTTTAAGTTCCTCCCTCCTGAACTGGAAAGTTATCCACAAGATTATTGAATTGGCTGTTGACTTCAATGATGTTTCGTAGTATAATGAGAGTAGAAATAGAGTTGGACACTCTCCTCTTGGACTAGGTACGAAGACTTCGAGAGCGGTTGGATACTCGCCTCTTGGACTAGGAACGAAGATTCTATTTCTCCTTTTGCGGAACAGTAGGATAACTGACCAGAAGCGTGGTCTTCACCACAATTCGAGCATAAGATTACCTATCAGACCACATGGTTCGCCACATGGCATGGTAAAGATTTGTTAGACGGAGAAGTCGCAAGACGAGGTATCTCTAACAATACGAGGCAAGATAAACGGAGTTATTCGGCTCTTGCCTCCAAACTCCACAAACTCCCCAACCAATTATCAATATAGTATTATGATTCGTCTAGTTCGCCCGGGGCGCACGGGACGCAGCCAAACTCCTTCAAACTCCATAAACTCCAAAGCCAATTTCCATTATAATGATGTCCAGCCCGGGACGCAGGATCCTGTCTTCCTGACGCTCATCAGTCCGAAAAGTTATCCACAACTAATTGATTATTAGCTTGAAAACAGCTAAATAATGACTATATTAGAATTAGAAATAAAGGAGAATTAGAATGACAAAACAAGAATTAAAAGACCAAGTTGGTATGGGTTTCTTTTCTGTTCGTTGGCTAAAGAACAATGGGGAAGAAGGGTATATTCATAGAGGTATACTTGGCACTTTAAAAAGAATTGCTGGAGAACACAAAGAACATAATGATTATGTTCTGGTGTATAAAATAGGCAATGGATATGGAGATGGTAGAAGATGGGCAAATGTAAATCCAAATACTATTACACATATAAACAACGAGGGTGTGGCGTAATGTCGCACCCCGGCCAACAGAGTTATCCACAATGAATTTGATTTCTTTCACAATAGCTATTGCTATTATGTGGGTATTAGTATATTATAGTGTTATTAATTCATATTAAGGAGAAATAGAAATATGACAAATGAAGTGACTACAACTAAACAAACCTCAATTAGTAATGTGGACATTAGTCCTATTATTAGCGAGGTAATTGAATACACCAAAGACCAAGCAGTATTAAAGGATATTAAATCTGTCCTTGCTTCTGTTCCCAAGTCTGACTCTATGGATTGGAAGTTGGTTAGTGGTGTCATTATGAATAGCCTTGTTGAGTGGGTTGTTGAGAACAAAGACAATGATAATACTAGATCATTGGAATTGATTAAACATTTACAAAGAGATATTGGTTATTTGTTGCAACGATTAGGATTAGCTGAATAAGTTTTCTCCTAGATGTAGGGGGGGTGTCTAGTCATCTTCCCCCCTATGTTGTGTCAATAGGTAAATGTCGCCAACTGTTAATAACCTGTGGATAAGTCGGCCGGGTACTAGATGTAGTGGCGCGGCGTATTGTCGCAGGCGGCGCCCGGGACTTGGAACTCCAGGGCCCAAACTCGACCCCGTCACCCCCCCTTTTTGATAAGCATGCTTAGAGAATTTTAAAAGGCCTGTTTGAGAGTGACAATCACCTGTAAAAACGTTATAAGGCCAAAG